GTCTGTTTTGTAACATCTCAGACTCTTTCAATTCTTCAAAATGGTTATCAACCATATAATCATATCTAATAGCAGATTGAATAGCTGCCCACTCTTCTGGTGCAATAACACCTTTTAGAATGAGTTGCTTCTCAAGTATCTTATCGAATAAGATAGAGAAACGGGCTCTCAGTCTACGAATAAACTTACCAAACTTGATCTCATCACGGCTAATTTCCGAAGCACGACCAAGTGAAAATCCTGTATCACTTTCTAAACGAGAGATAGGCACGTTCAATGCCTTATATAATCTCTTCTGAAAGTATAGTACATCTTCCATCTCACCCAGGTTTTGTCCACCTGGTAGAGTAGTAATCTCTGTCCCTCTGCCACCTTCACGTCTAGGTAACCAGAAGTCATCTGTCATTGACATGTGGCGTCTATCGTCTCTAACATCACCAGTAGTCATGTCATATGTAAGACGATTCTTATGCTTAGTCATCATGTCACGTAGGTATTGCTCTGCTTTCATCTTCGGCAAGTTACCCACATCAATATAAAAAATTCTTCTTTCAGGCGCACGTGAGATACGATAGATAACAACAGCATCTTCCATCATACGCAACTGATTCAGTGGCTTCATTGCTTTATGTAGATGTGACAGCACTAGCGTATTATTCTCATTCAATACACCAGAGTTACAGTTCACAATGCTATCTTTAGCAATGCGTAGCCCAGTTTGATTAGAGTTGTTTAGATCAAACCCTTGACTAATCTGACCAGAGTTCTTGTGAAAACCCTTGTCGTTGTATATAAAGTATTCGTTCTTTACTCTCTTAGTAAAGCCGTTATTACCATTTGTACCAGCTTTGTCTTTTGCATATTCACGTACTTTACGTAACTTGCGTGGATCAACAAACCTGAGTTCTTGAATGCCCTTCTTAGGTGCGCTATCATCTATCATCACGTGATAGTTTACACGACCATCGACATACCATTTTTGTACTGTGTCGTAGCCTTGGTTAGAAAAGTCAAGAAGTTTGAGTACTGTATCAAACTCTTCTCGTATTCTCTTTTTGATGTTATCTGGTAGGTCTAGATCATCTGTAACACACTCAATAGGCTTTTCAGATGATGATATGTTTACCAGTTCATTTACGATATCATCAACAGCCTGTTGAACTTCTGGCTGTGCAATCATACCACGATACTTTTGCACCAACTCAGCTTCGGACTTAGCAGTACCTTCGAGATCGATAAAACTACTGACAGCGCCTCCAGCGGCTGACACATTGACTGCGCCATCATCATTAGCTGGCTCAGTAAACGATTGTACGTTTTTATTCTCTTCTTTTCTTCGCTTTATTTCAAATCCGAATAGTTCCATATTATATCCTCTATATTAGAGGGTGACAAAAATGCCACCCTCTCTTACTTAGTCTGAAAAAATTAGACAGTTGTACCAGCGTCACCTGTAATGCCGCCGCTAACTTCCCAGAAATCGTATTGAAAGGTCACATCAAATCGCTCAATGTCATCCGTAGTATTCCAATCCATCGTAATGGCTGCAACACTAGTTGGGAACAATCCGTTGAAAGTGTACTCTCTTAGAGGTACACCAGCTTTAGAGAATTGTGTGATCTGACCCTGCGCTTTATATTGATTAGGGCTAGAATTCTCTAACTGACGGACGTTACCTTGGTGTGAATTGATCGATGCCATCCAGTTTTCCATTGCATTGCGAACAAGAAAGTCTTCATCATTGATGATTGTTACTGTCCACTCTGCAAAAGTTCTGTCACCTGCGATTTTTACTTTACGACCAAAGTACGGGACTTCGATCATACCCAGAGTCGCCTCTGGGATTGCTGCCGCTTGAACCATGAATGGTACTTTTAGGTCTGCTATTCCGTTTACAGGGTTCGTGATCTGCACTTGGAAAAGAGACGCTTTAGCACCACCAAAAGTCAGTTGGCTCTTGATTTCATTGATATTGAAAGCCATGTGCTTTTACTCCTTTTCTTTTATTTATTATTGCTGACCAACGAGTTCTGCAAACTCAACACCGGTTCTAACTGCAACAAAGTTCAGTTGGATGAAGTTGATTGAACGAGCAGGCTTGATGAAGATATCTCCAACAAATCTGTTTGAATCAATTACTTCCGCTGTGTTGTTAGTATCGTCTGCAACAACTTTGAAGTCGTATATACCTCTACGGCCCTGTACGTCACGCAAGAACGGTTCGATCAGGTTTCTAAACTGCGCTCTAGTGAACTCATCGTTGAATTCAAATAGCATCTGCTTAGCCGCAACAGAGATAGTCTTCTCTAGTACGATAAACAGTCTACGAACATTGATTCTATCAAATGCACTTGTAGCGTTAGCAAAGGTCTTGTCACCGAACAGAAGAGTACCTTGACCAGATTGTGTAATCACTGGGTTGATGTTCTTCTTGTATAGTGTGTCACGATGAGCCTTAGATGGGTTGTAAGCAAGCTTTACGATGTTCTTGATAATGCCTCTTGATAGACCTGCTGGTGAGAACCATGGGTCACGATCATTATCAGTACGCACACAAAGACCCGCAACATCCGCATTCAATGGAGTGTAGACGTATGCATCGTTGTGCTTGTCGTAGCGATACTTATAACCAGTATCAACAACTGCATAAGTTGAACGAGTTCCACTTGTTGCAACAGAAGTTGCGGCAGAGCCAGTCAAGTTATCTAAAATAGTTTGTGTATTAGTGATTCCTACAACCAACTCTTTAGCTGGTGATACAAATGCAACACAATCTTTTCTTGCAGTAGCGATATCAGTAATGTAATTACCTAGTGTAGTGTAACCAGTTCCTACTACGCCTCTTGCTTTACCTTGTAGAATAAGGGAGATATCAACTTCTTCAGCGTTTTCAAACAAGTCATAGCCTGTCTGAAGAATGCCAGTTCCAATTGATCCCTCATCTGCACCATCAGTACCGCTTGAGAAAGCAGTTCCAGTAACATCTGTCGCAATATTAGTTACGCCAGTTGCTTCAATCCAAGTTGATTGATTCTCAAGAACATCTACGATGTAGTTGTTACCACCTTGTGAACCAGTTGAGCCTTGTACTAAAGAAACGTCTTCGTATCTTTCTACTGCTTGCCCTCCAACATATACTTCAATGTGGAAGTTATTTGCGCCAGGCGCATAATCAAATCCTAGATCATTTGCCACATATCCTGTAGCATCTACCATCTTGACAGATATAGTATTGCCCATAGCTCCTGGGTATTTTGCTCTCAGATCAGTATTTGTTGTACTAACTGCTTTTGTACCATCAGATACACGAACAACGTATAGTGCGTTACCGTATGCTAAGAAGTCAGCCGCAGAGTAATAAGTCTCTACGTTTGACCATTGTGTGTTTGTTACTGTATCGGCAGTACCCTCTACAATAGTAGGGTCTGCATCATCAGTATTTCCTGAGCCACCGCCTGTATAAGCGATGCCATATGTTCCGATTACTTGGTTACCAGAAGTTGCCCATGTTAGGACAATCTCGCCACCACTCTCTGCAACAGTAAATAGTGATACTCCAGCGGCTGTCAACGCACTTTGAATTGCAGTTGCTAAGTCACCTTTTGTGGTATAATCACCTGCGGCTGTAGCGTAACTTTCGCTACCAACTGTAAGTGTCCACGTGTCTGTAGCATCCCCACCTGAAGTAGGTAGTACTAGCGCATCAAACGTTGCAGTCTCTGCGGTACCAGCGGCAGAGATTACTGAAGTTTTGCTGTTTAGGGGTTTACCAAAACGCTTTGCAAGTTCTACTTCTGAACTAACAAGAATGCGCTGATTTACTGGTCCCCAACGAAAGACGCCAGCAATAGCACCTTCTGTCGTAGATGTTGCCGGAACGACGGATGTTGCATCGATCTCAGAAACATTAACTCCTGGACTTACTTGAAAAGCCATCTCATTTCTCCTTGTCTATTATGATTTATAGATTTCAAATCTTTGTCGTTATATTTATAAAAACCACTTCTTAGTAGTTGAACCAACCAGCAGGAGTCTCTACCTCTTCCACAAAGTCATCATTAGAGTTGAAGCCAATGGGAAGTAGACTTTCCATCAAATCTTCTTCGTTTCTTTGCTTTAGTTTCATCATTGTATTGATATCTGTTATCTCTCTAAAGAAGGTCTGATCAGTCAGCCATGCAAACAGAACGAGACACATGACTGTATCGTCATGGGCACCACTTTCTGCTTCATATGAGTTACCCTTTCTAGAGAATGTTGATAGTTCATTTATAGTAAAAAAATCGTTTATAATTAGTTGGTCTTGTTCTGTCATCAGTTTTAGCATGTTGCATCCAACAGCCTTGACTGATTTAGTGGTTCGTATGCCCTTGTCTACATTTTTTCCAAATCCAGCAGATATTCTTTTACCCGAACGACCTGCCGATTCTGTAAATAGTAGAGTTTCTACTTCATAGTCATAGTGCAGAATTTCTGACACTTGTTCACCAATGTCATTTACTTCGATCAATGTGTACGCCTCATTGTACATCTTTATAACAGAGTGTAGAATCTCTGCGTAATCGATCGGAGTGATCATGTTGTCTCTGTATGCCGCTACTTGTTTGTACGGCATCTGTGATACATCTATCACTTGAAATGCTGAATAGTCTAATCCTTTACCTCTTGATACATCTACTACTACTATGTATGTTTTTGACTTGTCTGGATAGTCGAATATTCTCAAGTTCTGCTTCTCAGCCACTGGTTCTTTTATCACTAGTGTCTTCAGTTTAGAACCTTCGATAAGTGTGCCAGATGAGCCTAAGAATTGGCATTCGAATTCTTGTGCAAACTTTTGATAGTCATGATCCATTGCTTGCAGTGTTTCTTCTTTCCATTTCTCATCACGCTCTGGTACTTCATACCAAGGCACTTCGATAAAGATATATCCGTTTCTGCCATCCTTGGCTCCCTCACATGTCTTATAGAAGTGATTGAGTCCATTCGGTGTAGAAGTGAATAGAATTTTAGTTGTCTTACCCGATGAGATTGTAGGAAACACAGAAGCGAAAAACTCGTCCCAGTTCTCTACGAATGCTGTCTCATCGATATAGAGGAATGATATAGATTTACCACGAATAGCACTTGACGATGTAGCACCCGCAATGATCTTACAGCCGTTCTCAAACTCAACAGAACCTTTGTTCCATTCTATGACACCTTGCTGTAGCCACTTAGGGAGTGCTTCGTATGCTATCTTGATTCGATCTAAGATTTCACGTGCGGCATCACCCTTGTTAGCAAGAAGTGCCACGGTCTTATGATCGTTGAATAGTACATAATGCAAAATAACAGCGACAGCGGTAGTTGTTTTACCAGCCTGCCGAGACGTATTCACAGTTACACGTCTGTTGTTTGTAATAGCTTCGATGATCTCACGTTGATAATCGTATAACTTGATCTGTATCAGACCATGATCTACATGCACAATTTGAATATATTTCTCAGAAAAGTATGTAGGGTCTCCAGCACATTTCAAGTATTCCTGAATCATATCAGGACTAAATTCTATAGGTGTACCTTTACGCTTGAGGTTTACGTTGCCGTTATAACCTTTTTCATTCACTAGATTCATTATTTCGTAGATCCTTTAGCATCTGCTGTAACTCAGAAGTTGATCCCACGAAAAGATTGTTGTTAGTCACAATACCTGACTTATCTTCTTCGGGCTTCTCTGCTTCTGCTTTCTTATCGCTCATTGATACTAAGTCTTTGTTAGCGTCAACAAGTGTCTTCATAATCGTAGAGACCACTTCATATGCACGTGGATGCTCTGATGCTTTTGCAACATCTAGCATGTCCTCTAGCGCATGTGTTCCCTTTTCGATAACATTGTAGAAGTTCTCTCTTGCATATTGATAGTCCCTATCTGCTTGATCTTCTGCTGTTTTACCGACAACAACAGTAGAAGGAGCACTCTTTACGAGTTCCCCTTTTAGTTCAGGCTTGATAGGATTTAGCCCAAGAGAGTTACCAATTTCATCATTCATCTGCATCGTCTACCACCACAACATAATCCCAGTTATCATCTATATTTATATTACTGTAATCCACAGTCTGAGAGAGTGATGTAGTAGGCGTTCCATTTGCTGTCAAACCAGGCTGTACAGACACGAATTCGCTAGGCGATGTTGCAGTTAGTGGTTGACTTACGTTTGCCTTAGCAAACTTGATCATCTTTTTATTGGTATTAGGTCCGAAGAAATAACCTCGCATCGTAAATGATAGTGTGTATATCAATGCTCTGCGAGTTAGGAAATCAGCCTCATAGCTATCTTCCATAGATGTGCTATTGAGAATGATGGGTATATCTAGATATAGGTCTAGATCGTCAAGCAACTTTACTGACGGTGTTATGTCAGGCTTGAAGAAAGGTATGATTTGCTCAAGTATACGAGTAGCGTCTTCGTTATACTTTGTCATAATGTTCAACTGAAACTCTATGTCATATGGAGCAGGAACTGTTCTGGTGATCAGGCTGTTAGCTTCTGCCGCACTGCCACCCCTATATCTAAGGGTACTATTGACTTTTCTTTCTGGTGCATAGTTCATGCCAGTGATTTCAAATGACATGCGTGGTAGCGTCATAGCAGGCGCTGAAAGATCAGGATCACCCTCTAGTCTAGCAAGTATCTTTTGAATAGGTGCATAGTTGATAGGCACCTTCATCTTACTATGTACAACACCCTCGGCATTTCTGCGCTCAATTTGAATATCATTGAACAGCGTACCAAATACTGCTACGTATCGTCTTGTTGTCTCGTTATAGAAATGATTACCAAACATTAGAAGTTATTCTCCCCAAACGGATTATCTTCACTGAAGTCTAGTATGTTATCAGCAAACGTTTCTATAGATTCGTTGTCTGCGGTAGCGTCAAATGGTTCTACTGCTTCTAGTTTAGATTGTAACACTTCTAGCGTTCCGCCAATGCCAGACACGTTTATGTCTAAGTAGTGATATGTCCCAGGAGTCTCTGGTGTGAATGATGTGTATGCGTTATTAGCACCAGGTGTGCCTACTAGATTCTGAATCGTAGCAATAGAGTCTTGCGTGGTACTTGGACCGTCGTAGATTTCCAATCTTACGCCACTATTCGTGCCGTCTGATTGATCGAATATGTAAGTACTACCAACAAACAAGTTTTCGAGTACTGGTTGTTCAACTGGATTACTTTGCGAGCCTTCTTCACGTATTGCGAATACGTTATTAGAAATTGATACGTTGAATACATTATTTGCTTGCGGTACAAACAAATCTCTGCTATCATATAGATCATCAATAAACTCTTGTCCGGTTTCAAATCTTTCGCCACTGTACTCAAAGAGTTCACAGCGTAAGTCGTATGTCTGTAGTTGACCCATCTGATAAAAGATTGCTTCATGCTCAACATGCATAACTTGAAACATCTTACGATTCAGTGGGAAGTAAATTAGATCGCCTTCGTTAGGTCTTACTTGCGCTGTACCAGCACCAACTTCAAAGTCAAACACTCTGTTTGCTACAGTCAGTGTCATACTGTCTCTTATCTGTAGACCAAACTTAGATAGGAAGTCGCCCTCTCCTTCGAAACCATCAACATTCTTCACATACATTTCTAGCATGTATGCATCTCTGAAGATGCTTAGACTATCTTCGTTGAAGATGTCATCTTTAGCACTAATCGTTCTAGGTATATACCAGCAGTCTATACCAAAGATACGAATAGATTCAATGACAAGATCCTCGATGAGTTCTTGTTCCATTGAATTGCTATAATTTTCAAAGTAGTAGTTTTTTGCCACAGTGTCATCCAATCATGTCCATGACTGGAAGCGAGTATGAACTCATCATCTCTTCTTCAAGTCTGGATATTTCTTCTCTTGCATCATTCAAAATCTGTTCACCGTTGAACTGTACGTTCCCAGGAAGAGACATACCAACAAACTTGGTTAGATTTGAGCCCCATTGCATCTTGATCTTTGCCGTAGCATAGTTCTGTAACCACCGATCTTTGTACACGTCTACGTATACAGTTGGATCGACAATACGATATGCTTCTATAACAAGATAGTTGCCTGTTTCTAGTTTATCCCACTTAGTATCTATGTGGAGTCTATTCACATGTCTGTTGTAGCGCAGTGGTGTCTTGCCTACGAGCATCTCCTCCATGAACTGAAGGTTCATCATCGACATGTAGAAATTTGTCATATTATAGTTGACAAACTCATGTAAATTGTTTAGTACGAATTGATATTGTACGTTGAACATACCGCCACCGGCAGTGATGTTCGAACCAATACTGAAGACATTGATAGCACCGATAATATTCTCAGGCACATCAATGTATCCGTTTGTCTTATCGGCATCTGTGATCTGGTGCTTCAGAAATGTTCTTTCTGTACCATCGAAGTGATAATCCCAGTAATATGATAATGATTCGTCAATACGATCATCTACTTGATCTTGATCGACATTGATCTCAATAACTGGCTTACCTAACTTTCGAAGGCACCACTCTTTGAATTCTTTACGTGTAGTAGGCTGTGCCATTTCTATTTCCCATAGTTAGATTGCTATACACTATTTATAATGCATGATTAGCTATAGTTCTGAATCTAGATATCCATCGTCAGTAAGTGAAAGCATTGTGACGTTAGCCGGCAGGGAGACTGATCCATTTAGAGACGCTTGGTACCCAAAACCAAGCAAGTGTGGACTTTTAATAAAACCACTTATTTCGTAAGTGCCAGCAGAAGCATACGTAGATGTATATGCGTTTGCAGTCAGTGTTATACCACCGCTAATATTTCCGAACGATGGATTGTCTCGCATGACAGTTCTAAACGGAAGTGAAGTTTGTAAGTCTGCATTAGAATACGATGTCCCAGTTGTTGCCTTTGTAATCTGCATACCAGATATATCTAATTGTTGATAATACCTTTCACACAACGCTAACTCTTCTCCGTATGAACGATGCTCAAAAGGAGTTGCTACTCTGCCTATTTCGATTTGGACTTGAGCGATTTCAAATGTAGATCCGTTTGGCCACTGGGCATCAGATCCATCAAACTCTAAAAGACCGTGAGGTCTTGCGGCGTTATTACCTAAATCATTGAAGCAGTGAAACGTTATTTCGTATTTTTTCCAATCTTGCTCAGTTTTTATATATTCGTTAGCAATTTGAGTATAACTAGTAAAGCTTGTTCCGCTAGTAGTCTGAAGCTTTACGTTTACCTCTGAACCTGGTCGATCACATGCGAGCCAAAACGAAACAGTTACATACTTTCCACTCATGATACTATTGCCGTTTTCGATGAAGTGGTTTATGTTGATTCTATTTGCAGATGTTGTGCCTAGTACTCCTCTGAAGTAATTGACGTAATCACCGTTAGGTAATGTAGTTTGCTGTTTTGTATATGTGCCAGCAAAGTAAGCACTCCACCTATCTGCTGTGAAGTTATTGTAACTATTACTTGCTTCTGTTACGCTAGTGCCTCTTTGCCACACATCAAATCCACCATTCATAACGATGTTTCTTCTGCCAATACCTAAAAGTTCTTGCTGTTGTCTAGTCGTGTCTGCACGTAGTAGTGCTTCTCCAGCAACTCCACTAGGCTTATCAACTTCTCCTAGTCTTTCTTTTACGTTTACTGCGGGTTTGTCTGCATATATTGTCATAACTATTCCTCCACTACCATGCTACCTGCAGCCGACATTGTAGATGCGATTGCTCTTGTTGTATTATTTATTCGAGATAGTCCTTGAAAGTCTGATCTACCTTCAAGAGTACCTAAGTGCAATAATTTAGTTTTATCATCATATGCGAATGATCTTACATGATTATCAGTACCGTATAGTGTTGCTTGGGCATTAGGCTGAAAAAGCCTCAATTCATCACTGTATATTTTGTATATTGTTTCTGCGTCTGGCATTTCAGATGAAATTTTCAGTAAAGCTATTTCGCCACCACCAAAGGGCTCACTTGTGCCATTAGTTTGTGCGCCCACCGTCATTATTGCATCTGTTCTTGTAGTGGTTTGGGCTGAACCTGAGTTAGCAATATCCAATTCTCCATTTACGTGAATGAATATCTTACCGCCTTTAACTCCCGCTACTACATGGTACCATGTATTATAGTCTGTATACTTTTGACTTGTGTACGCAGGTGCACCGGTGTGACCCACGTAAAAATAAAAGCGACTGTTATATTGAAAAAATTGCCAAGAAAGTCCAGATGCACCTTCACGTTCACATATTATTCCTCTAGTAGGATTACTTGTTGTGGGGAGTTTTACCCAAGCTGATACACTGAAGTCGCCTGTGCCAAAATTGAGTTCAGAGTTATATGGTTGCTTCAAATAATTACCTGAGCCAAATCCACTATATCCCACTAAGTCAGCTCCTGTAGCTACAGGAGTTCTTTCTAATCCCGAACCAACAACTTCCAATCCTGTGTACTGTTTTCCGTAGTTGTAATTGCCATACTCTGATCGATCATCAACCGCTTCTCTTACGATTACATTATCGACATACATTGTACCACCATTAATTTGATACGGTACTACGTAATGTGTAGTCTGTGTTGCAGTGAAAAACATTGTTCGATTGACATTGCCAGTGGTACCTGCATGTGGGATATAACCAACATCGTTTGCTGAGTTTGTTCCCGTACCTAAGTGCATACTCCAAGAACCTTCAAAATCTATCGAAACAAAATATCTTCTACCTATTACACATTTTATAGGATAATAACACGGCTGATTGGTGCCAGATGCAGACGTTACTGATAATCTGCCAGAAGAATGATATGCTATAGTTGCGCCTGAAGAAGTCCATCCGTTTATGTTACCGTCAGAGAAGTTTCCATTATCTACTAGATTTTTTGTGTCTAGTGGACCAGGCACTGAATCACATAGAGTAGATACTTTAGTGTCTCCTACCATCCAACCAGTGTTGTGATCAGATGCAATGTATGCAACTCTGCCGTGTTCAGGATTGTCTAAGTCCGGTACAATTAGTGTGAGATCACCAGAACTGCTTCTCAGTGCATGAGCATCTCCTTCCATACGAATTCCTTCAGCGGCGCCACCGCCATTCATGCATGGATACGGCTTATGTGTTCCGTTATTATACCACTTCATAATAACTTTATCTGTGATATTACCGTCACTTGTCTGTGTTGATCTATTAGAATGTGGAAGAGGAATACACATTACTGATCTAGGATTAGAAGAGCTGTCTTGCTCAAATATGAGATTTCCATTGTCCGTTATATCGACCCAACTTGCACCGCTATATGCCGAGCCTGCGCCAGCTGTAATATTGAAGTGATCATCGTTGTCTTTGATGACAGTCACACCACCGTGAGTCCCGACTGCAATTGTGGGTATAGGTAATCCCGTAGAATCGTCAATAGGAGCATTAGGTAGTACTGACATTGCAGTATCATACACGGGAGCAGATACGATTACCTTAGTATCTGCTGTAGAGTAATCGTATGGAAGCGATCTTGTTGCTAAACCACGTACATATGCTCCACCATATTCGCTGTATGAAGTAATTGGATATAAAAATCCATCATCACTCACAAAGTTGACTTTTAGTAAGCCTTCTGCGGAACTCTGAGGATTACCCATTAGTAGAATTCCGTTTAGCATAGTACATGTACTAATACTGCTCCAGGCTATCGATCTTCCAAAAATTGGATCTGATTTTTTGAACACCATCCACATTGGAAGATTGGCATCGTCTGCATCGTAAATAGTAACTACGCCACTAGTGTTTGAGACAATAACAGCAATCGATGGAAACTCTTTACGACTTCCACGTCTTGTCGTATTCAGTTCTTCATTGTACCAAGAAGTGTGCTGTGTACGCTTACGCCATGCACCACCGTCTGAATCCATAGTCGTGTCGTATACAAAAATGTCTGTTGCGGCGTCCGAAATAACTGCATCGATTGCAGAAATTTCACTACCTTTTGATAGTAGAAATTGTTTTGAATCCATGAACGCCGCTGATCCAAGATCAGCATTACTTGGCACTTGATTCGGATTAGTTCCAATTAGTTTACTCATTAGTTATTCTCCGTAAGTGCTATCAGTTCGGCGTTAGTCAAAGCTTCAGGATAATACACAATCTTTCTTATATGACCACACAATTTCTGTGAGTCCGACATATTGTAATCCCCAAAATTTAGTCTATCAAATACAGAAATTCCTGCATCTGTATCGCCTTGTTGAGCGATTGTTGTGCTATTCTGCGTAACCGAATAAAAATCGTTATGAGCAATTCTTCCAGCAAATTTTCTTCTTTCATAAGCAACGTTTGTTATAGTGGAGCCTGCAGTGTCAATTGATGATCCAGTTGAATTAGGACCAAACATATATACACCGCCAGTAGTTGCGCCTGATGAGCCCCAACCTCCAATAATATCTATGTAGTCTGTACTTGTGCCGTGTTTAGTCAGAGAGGCTATTCGCATTTGAGCAAGCTTTGGTCCCAATTGATAGTCTATGTGTATCGTGCCTTCGTCAGGGTTATAAAAATCTTCGAAATCTTTACCATCAATATATCCACTATCACCATCTCTAGTGTAAGACACCATGTCCACAACGTCGGCTGAGCGAGTAACTGCACTACCATAAGTTGGAATATAACTAGAGGGAGCTTTAGCATTCT